TGAGCCATCAGAATAGCCCTATCATCGCCTGTCCTCGGTGGTAGGGTTTTTTCTATGGGTGCTGTTTCATCCCACGCAAGTTCTGCCATTTTGACAGAATAGGTAAATTATCCGGAAAGAGAGAACCGAATGGTAAGAGATGCTTTAGATAAGTGGCTACAAGGTTTAGAACTAGGGTTGGACCAAAAGATTCTGGCTCTAATCTGCCTGGCACTAGCTGAGGACTTCGACAATAAAGCCAACACTTCAACTGCTGCTGAACTTCGTAAAACTTACCTTGAACTAAAGAGGTCTCTTGGTGACCAAGGTGCTCATGATCCATTAGAGGCGATTCTCAAACGCTGATGGGTGATTCTCTGCGCAGGGGTGTGCGCTATCCAGCGATTTACACTAAGCCACTAAAGCAACAATTTATTACTGATGGCGACAAGCTCATTGAGTTAGTGAACATAGCATGGAAGTCACCTGAGCAACCTGATGGTATTCAGTTAGATGAATGGCAAAAGTGGCTACTTCGACACATGTTGGAACGTTATCCAGGTAACCATCCTCAGTACCCTAACCAGTTGAGGTATCGCCAAATTATTGTGAGCATGGGTCGCCAAAATGGTAAGTCGTTACTGGGTGCGATTCTTGGAATCTATGGTCTGCTATTACACAATCAAGGTGCTCAAGTTATCTCTCTGGCATCATCAACTGACCAAGCCCGAATTATTTATTCAAGGGTGCTGTTCACGATTCAGCAAAATGAATGGTTGGCTAAACGATTCAAAAAGGCTACTGAGCAACGAGGAATCCTAACCTCTGATGGCTCTGGTCGATACGATGTCAAGGCTGCTAAAGAATCTGCGCTCCAAGGAATCCCGATGAGCCTCTGTCTGTTCGATGAACTTCACCTGGCTAAAACTGGTATGTGGTCGGCTGCTGTTTTAGGAACTGCGCAACGCAAGGATGGAATGGTTATCGGCATTACTACTGCTGGAGACCAGTCAAGTGAAACGCTTATAGATCTATACAAACTTGGAACTGCTGCTGCTCAGGGTGACCCTGAATTAGAGCGCATAGGTTTCTTTTGCTGGCAAGCACCGGATGGGTCTCAGGTAGATGAACCTCTAGCTCTAAAGATGGCTAATCCGTCAATAGATGCTGGTCGTCTTGATTTGAATACTGTGCTGTCAGACATTAGGTCAATCCCTGAACATGAGGCGAGACGATACAGACTAAACCAATTTATTGCTGGTACTGCTCAGTCTTGGATAGCCTCAGAACTATTTGCTAAAGCAGCAGGCGATGGAATTACAAAACAAGAAAACATAGTGCTGTCTGTGGACCGTACTAAAAATTGGGAGTTCGCAACTATTGCAGCTGCGCGTAAATGTGAGGATGGAACATTTGAAACTGAGTTGGTTGCTACTTTCGCTGGTGCTACTGAGAGAGTTTTATATAACAGACTTCGAGAACTTGTCGCCAGGGGAGGCGTTACAGCTATCTCTCTTGATGACCGGCAATTGCCTAATCTTGCTAAATTACTAAAGGCTGATGGGTTACCGGTCTGGCAGTTATGGACTAAAGAAATCTCTAGTGCATGTTCAACTGTTTACGCCATGTTCTCAACTGGTCAGGTCAAGCACCGTAACGATCCATTACTTCAATTGCAGTCGCCTAAAGGTATAGCAAAATACACTGGTGAAACTTGGCTGATTAGTCGTAAAGAATCTTTAGGTGACATAGATGCTCTTATGGCAACTGTCATGGCTCTTTATGTTTCTGCGACACACCAAGAATATGGGTTACAAGTATTTTGACTTTGTCGGATGTCTGCTATACATTCCTAAGTAATGGCGACCCTATGGCAACGCATAACAGGTAGAGATACTGAATCACGTTCGGTAACTCCAACTTGGCCTACCCGTTCTGATTGGTCTGTTGGCGTAAATGAGGCTTTGACCCTTACAGCTGTGTATCGTTCCATTCAGATTATTGCGACACCAATCTCTAAGATGCCGATGCAAACTTTTAGGTATGCCACAGGTATCGAGGTTCCAGTAGAGAATCCAGTCTTAGTGAACAAACCAAACTTTTTGGAATCTAAGCGTGACTTCCTATTCCAGACTGTTGTCTCTATGGCTCTTGATGGCAACGCGTTCTGGCTAAAGTCTTATGGATCTAACGGTCAAGTAAATAACCTAACTTTGATACCTGCTAACGCTGTGACTATTCGCCTGGAGAGAGGCATCAAGTATTACGACTATCAAGTCAATGCAGACTTACCGGTGGCAACTACTACCACAGACATCCAGCATCTCAAGCTCTTTAGCCGTGTAGGTTACCTGCGTGGTCTTGGTCCGATTGACTCATGTAATAAAGACATCTCTGCTGCGCTTGAACTTCGTAATTTTGCTGCTAACTGGTTTGGTCAGGCAGGTATTCCGACAGGCATCCTAAAGACTGATAAGCCTATTGGTGCTGAGGATGCTAATGAGATTACTGAGAGATGGCATGCCAAGCAGTCTGAGCGCAAGGTTGCTGTTTTAGGTCAGGGCTTTGAATGGCAGACTGTTCAGCTAAACCCTAGAGATGCCATGTTTACTGATGTGCAGATTCAGCAGGTTCAGGCTATTGCGAGACTGTTCGGTATTCCAGCAAGACTGCTTTTGACTGGCGTTGATGGATCATCAGACACTTACACCAATCTGCAAGACGAGAATCAGGTGTTTTACCGTCATACAATCATGGCTTACACCGATGCAATCTCTGATGCTCTAAGTGAATGCCTACCTAGAGGAACTAGGGTTGAGTTCAATTTTGAGGGTCTGTTCCGTGCAGACATGGCTAACCGTTTCAACATGTATGAGACAGCAATTCGTGCTGGCTTTATGACAACCGAGGAAGTACGTAGAAAAGAGGGTCTTGAATGACCGAATTAGAAACTAGAAGTTTTGAGGTTCGCCTTGATGCTGAGACTAGAGAAGTAGTTGGACTAGCTGTGCCTTATGGTCAGGTCGCTGACATTGGTGGCATGTATCGTGAGCAGTTCGTACCAGGTGCAATCCGTTCAGTTGAGGATGTAAAACTTTTCTGGCAACACTCAGAGCCAATCGGCAAGATTCTTAAGGGTAGAGACACTGAGGCAGGGTTCGAGATTAGAGCCAAGATTAGTGATACACCTAGAGGCAACGAGGCTTACACACTTTTGCGCGATGGCGTAATCAACAAGTTCTCAGTTGGCTTTATGGCTGTTGAACAGACCAGAGAGGCTGATTTAGTCACTCGTACCCTAGTAGATCTGAAAGAGGTCTCTCTAGTTAGTTTTCCCGCGTTCGCAGGTGCATCTGTATCTGAGGTCCGTGAGGAATCAACCGTTGCCGAGGTGGTAGCGGATTCAATCCAAACAAAGGAAACCAACATGTCTGAAAACATGGAATTGGATGTCCGTGCTGTTCAAGATGAAGTGGCTGAAATCCGCAGAGAACTTGAGCTTGTAAAGACTCCAACAATTGCTACAAACGCATTCGAGACCAAGTTCCGCTCACAGGGTGAGTATGCTAAGGCTCTAGTTTCAGGTGACCCAGATGCAGTCGAACTGTTCCGTGCAACTAGCGCAGATGCAGCACTTCGTCCAGCATTCGTAGGTTACATCAACAACCTAATCAACTCAGGTCGTCCAACCCTAAACGCATTCAACATTCAGGCTCTACCAGCAACTGGTCTAACCATTGAATACGCAAAGGTAAACACCAACACTATTGCTGTTGGCAAGCAGACCACAGAGAACACTGCACTATCAACTGGTGACGTGGCTCTATCAACTGTTTCAGTAACAGTAAACACTTACGGTGGTTACACAAACATCTCAAAGCAGGCTATCGAGCGTTCAACCGTGAACTATCTTGATGTTGCATTCCAGGCTATGTCTCTTGCTTACGCAAAGAAAATGAACGTGGACTTCATCGCTGTTCTAACCGGTCTAACTTGGACTGGTAAGACTTATGACATCTCAGCTCTGACTGCTGCTGCTGTTATGGGTGGAATCGCTGATGGTGCTGCTTACATCTACAACGCAACTGGTCTATCTCCACAGTTCATCGTTGCAGGTACAACTGCTTACAAGCGTCTAGTTTCAATCGTGGACACTGCTGGTCGTCCAGTAGTTGCTCAGGTTGGCGATGGTTCAAACTCAATCGGTGGCTCAAACATCCCTGGTCTAACTGGTTCTATCCTTGGTCTGCCTATCGTTGTAGATCCTGCTATGGATGCAAAGACTGCTTACTTGGCTCACTCATCTGCACTGACAACCTACGAATCATCTGGTAACCCAACCAGACTGAGCTCAACCGATGTCACCAAGTTGCAGGACACATACTCTGTTTACGGTTACGCTGCTGTTGCAGTTCCGTTTGAGGGTGCAATCGTCAAGCTAAACACCGGAGCCTAATAACTCATGGCTGTAACGGTGGAACAGTTCAGAGCATATGTTGGAACTAAAGAAGTCTCTACATTTGTCGATTCATGTTTAGCATCTGCTAATCAGATGGTCGCCAAGTTTGTCGGTTCAGGTCGCGTACCTACCGATGTATTAGATTCTGCTGTTCTCTCATGTGCCTCTGAGCTGTTTCATCGTAGGTCTGCACCTAACGGTGTGGCTCAATTCGCTGACCTTGGAACTACGGTTCGTATTGCTAAGGATCCAATGAATGCTGCGCGTGAGATGCTCCTACCCTTTACAGGACCCGGACTATGAGCAACGAGATAACAGCAAGTAAGGCTGAGTTCGCACTTGACTTACAGACGGCTGGATTAGATGTTTTGGATTATGTTCCAGAACGCATTACTCCACCAATTGTTATCATCACTTCTGGTAGTCCGTATCTTGTAGCTGAAACTGTCGGTAATGAATACCGTCTAGGTCTAAACCTCACTTTGGTTGCTAGCACTGCAACTAATGAGGAGGCTACTGAGGCTCTAGATGAACTTATCGCTGACACTGTTTCGGCAATTAGTACTTTAGGATATGTAATTCTAAAGACTGTAAACCCACCGTATAGGTTGGCTGCAAATAACGCTGAGTATCTTGCAAGTGATCTAAACCTAGATTTATCCATAACTCTCTAACAAAGGAAAACCGATGCCTACATCGACCCGTATTAAAGCCCAAAACATCAAGTTCCTTATTGGAACTGTTGAATACTCATGTGACGCTAACCTTGTCGAACTGACCCTTAACGATGCTCCTGGCGATGTCCAGACATTCTGTGAGGTTCGCACCGGTGGGGAATGGAAGTTACAGCTAGATGGAACAACCTCTGGAGATGCTGCATCTCTTTACAGAATCCTCTGGACCAGTTTCGGAAGTGAAGTTGCTTTTACAGTAGCCCCACAAGGTAACGCTGTTGGAACTGCCTCAAGTCCTATCTACACCGGTACAGTCATTTTTGACCAGTTGCCACCTCTAAGCCTAAACTCTGGCGAAGTTGTGAAGTTCTCTGTAACTTTGACTGTCAAGAACGCTGTACACACACCATCAACTACTCCTCCTGTTTACTACGGTCTAACTGTAAAAACAGCTGCTTAGTTAGTTCTCCTGTGGAGACTGGAATCACTGTCGAAAACCTGAATACAACAATCAGGGCCATGAAGGAACTTGGTGCATCACGCGAGGTTCTAACTGAGCCTGGTTATCAGGGTGCATTGATCCTCATTCGTCAAGCCAAGTCATTGGTTCCAGTCAAAACAGGTGCACTTCAATCCAGCATGAGACCTAGGCGTATTGAACGTGGAGGTAGTGTCCAAGCTGGTGGCAAGCGTGTACCTTACGCTAACCCGATTCACTGGGGATGGAAAGTTGTATCTAGTGCTCACCGTGGCACTTTGAAACCCGGCACTTATCGAGGCATCAGACCTCAGCCATTCTTTAGTGAAGCATTAGGCTATACAAAGCAAGAGATACTTCAAAACTATGAACGTCTCATGCGACAAACAATCGACAATCTACCAGGAGCGAAAAAATGACCACCAATGTATTCGACTTTGAATCACTAACCCTAAATGAAGTTGAGCAGATTGAACTGATTACCGGTTCGTCTATCGACCAGTTGATGGATGCTGGACAGGCTAAAGGTAAAGCCATGAAAGCAATCATTTTCATTATGAAAAAAAGAACTGATCCAAACTTCACTTTAGAACAGGCTGGCAATATCTCAATGACTGAGGCTAATGCTTTGTTCGCAGGTGAGGACGACCCAAAAGAATAGTTGCAGATATAGCAGCCGAGCGCACTGCGTTCATGGTTGTCCATGCAGGTCTAAGTCTGACAGAAGTCAGGTCCATGACTCTCAGGGAATACCGAGCTGTAATAGATGCTCTGAAAGATAAAGGAACTGAGTAATGGCACAGAATCTAGTAGTCAATTTTATTGGAGAGAACAAACTCTCTAAGACTACTGCTGCCATCTCTGCTGATTTACGTAAGTTTCAAAACACTGCGCGATCTGTTGGCAATACCCTAAATAAGACTTTAGGTGCAGCCGGTATTGGTTTAGGTTTTGCTCAATTAGCGAGGACTCTAAAGCAGTCCACTAAAGCAGCCGTTGAGGATGGTAAGTCTCAGGCTCTCCTGGCTAATGCTCTAAAAAACACTGTTGGTGCTACTGCTGGTGCTATTGCTGGAGCAGAAAAGTTTATTGCCAAGACACAGCTCAGTTCGGCCGTATTGGATGACAACCTTAGACCTGCTTTGGCGACTGCTGTTCGAGCAACCGGATCACTTGTTAAGGGTCAAGATTTACTAAACACCGCTCTGGATGTCTCTGCCGGTACAGGTAAAGATTTAGGCACAGTTACTAACGCTATTGCTAAGGCTTACAACGGCAACACTGCATCCCTAAAGAAGTTACTGCCTAGCATCAAAACTGGTGGCGACTTTATGGCTCAGTTGAATGAACAGTTCAAAGGTGCTGCTAAAACTGCTGCTGATGCTGACCCTTACCAAAGGTTCCAAGTTATGCTGGCTGACATTCAGGAAACTATCGGTCAAGCTCTGTTACCTGCGCTGGATGAGTTCAGTAAATATCTAGCCTCGACTGAGGGTCAAAAGAATGTAAAGCAAATCGTTGGTTTGTTTGTTCAGGCTGGTAAAGCAGTTTCAGAACTAACCAAGTTTGTTGTCAAAAACATTGCCGTAATCAAGGCTCTTGCAGCTGCGCTTATAACAGTCAAGGTTGGCTGGATGCTGATTACTGGGGCTGTAAAGGCTTACGAGTTTGCTACTAAACTTGCCACCATCTCAACTAAGGCTCTAAAAATTGCTCTTATTGGAACTGGTATTGGTGCTCTAGTTGTTGCTCTTGGAACTTTGGCATCTGCATTTATTGAGGCTGGTGAGGCATCTGTCAAAGCTCGTAACGCTGTTACTGCTGATGATCTAGAGAATGGTGAAACATTCTGGGAATACCAAGGTCGAAAGATTAAGGAATCTTGGAGCAGTGCCTGGGAGGCTAGAGCCACCAATGAGAGCAAACAAAAGATTGTAAAGGCTGCTGCCACTATTGCTAAAACTGTTTCAGAGGGTTCAGACAAAATTGCTAAGACTGGCGAGAAGTTCAGAGATTCTATTGGTTTAGCGTTTGGAACTTTTGGTAAAGACGAGAACAGCGTGTTCAATGTGGATGTTGTTATCAACAAACTAAAGCGTGTAGTAAACGCTGCTAAGGGTTTCAAAGATAACCTGGCTAAATTGACTAAGGCTGGTGCTGGTGCTGATGTGGTTGAGGAACTTATTGGTATGGGTCCTGCTCAGGGAAACATTGTTGCTAAGGGTCTTTTACAGTCAGGTAAGTTATCTCAGTATCTCGGACTTCGTGGATCACTTCAAACCACAGGGCAAAGCGTTCAAACCCTAGCCAATAACACTGGCGAAAAGACTTATAGCATCAACATCAACAAAGCCAACGTCTCAGCTGAGGACATTATTAAGGCTATTAGAGGTTTCGAAAAGAAATCTGGCAGAAAGTATTTTGCTAACTAATGCCATTCGATATCAAAACTGACCTGCGTATTCAATACGAAAAACCATCTGGAACTTGGAACAGCATCCAAGCCGATTCATTTGAACTAGAGATAGATCGTGGCGTTGATGTTGAACAGAATACTTTTGCTAAACCTAGCGTGGGTATTGCCTCTATCAAAATGATGAAAAAAGATTTGTCAGACTTCCTAAATGGTCCAGATTATGCGAGCAATCAAAAGATTCGTATTGAGTATTTAGATGCTACTCTTTGGAATGCACTGTTTACAGGTTTTATTCAAAATATTGAAATGGCTTACATTGTTGAGGCTCAAAAGTTACAAGTAACTATTACTGCAAATGACATGGGTCGCCTAGCTCTAAATACACAGATTGGCACATTCAACATCACAGGCACCAGTGCCAGGTCTTTCAACAATGTTATGGGTCAGTTGGCTACTGCTATTACTGCTGTTGATTCACGCTATTCTCAGGCTCAAGTTCTCTCAGGTGGCTCTAGTACTTATCAGTATGCGAACACTTACCTAGATGTTCCTAGTGGTGAACTTTACAATCAGTTCCTCGATGCTGAATTAGGTTGGCTATGGGCAAGCAAAAACAGTGGTATGAGATGGCTCAATAGGGCAGATGTAAATACTGTTCAAGGCTATTCATGGGATACCAACGACATCATTGTTAGCAACGTTCATAGTTCATCTAATCTGCATGTCTGCATGGATCACTTAGAACTCAGTTACTTGTCTGACGGTATCGCTAATCAGGTTCGTGTAACTAACGCTGTTACAGGAACTAAAACTACTTCAACTAACAGTTCATCGGTTACTGCTTACGGTCGCCAACTAGCTGACTTTGAAGTCAATTTTGACCCTACATCTCCATCATCAACTTATGCTCAATGGGCATCAGCTGTGGCTACTGCTGCTAACCCTAAGTCCATCAGGAGGGTAAGTATTCCAGCAATTAGGCGTACAGGAACACCTAGTGCAATTTTGACTGAGGACATTGGGGATGCTTTACAAATTGAGTTCGCTAGTGCCGGTTTACCGACATTACAGGAACGCTACATGATTACTAGAATCAACCATGTAATTGACGCTGACCATTGGGAAGTAAACATAAGTCTGTGGAGGGGTATCTAATGACTACTGAAATCTGGCTTTATTTGGTCTCAGGTATCTTGGGTGGAACTGGGGTTTCTAGTCTGTTCAAGTATCTGACTACTAGGCGTTTTCAGTCAATTAGCCTGGAGGAACGTCTGCGAGCTGAGATGTATAAAAACAATCAAGAACTTAGAGATGAAATCGCCACGCTAAAGAATGAACTTGACCAATGGCGTGATAAATACTTGAATCTACATAAGGAATACACCAAACTAAAGTCGATGTTCGACAAGATAGTAAAGGAATAAAAAAATGGCTAAAGAACCAGTTTTGGCACCTAAAGTAACTACCTCTTGGGGTATAGATCACTATGCTGCGCTTGAGGCTGAAAAGTCTGCTCCAGTAGTAGAGGCTCCAGTTGTCGAGGAATCTGTAAGTGAGTGAAACCTACACCGTTACTGATGGCAGGTTCGACCTTGAGATTTTGGCTGGATCTACTTTTCCTAGTGTTGCTGGTGACTGTTCCTTTTACCCTACTGATGCTGACGGTGTTGCTTTTTCCCTAACAGGTTTTACAGCTAAGTTGCAGGTTAGAGAGAATCCATCGACTGCTGCAATCATTGACATTGTGCCAACTGTGAACACTAGTGATAACAGCGTGAACTTTAGTTTGACACCTACACAGACATCGTTGCTAACTAAGACTGATTATGTTTGGGCTTTGGAATTGACTCAGACTTCGACCAGTAAGGTTTTGACATTGGCTAGAGGACAAGTCCTCGTAACTCCAGAGATTGTTAAATGATTGTAAAGATTGTAGTTCCAGATTCAATTTATGCTCAGGTGTATTTTGCGCGTGGAGCGCAGGGTCCTCAGGGTGCTACTGGTCCACAGGGTCCTCAAGGGTCTCAGGGTCCGACCGGGCTTACAGGTGCAACAGGTGCAACAGGTGCAACAGGTCCACAGGGTATTCAGGGTATTCAGGGCATTCAAGGCATTCAGGGTATTCAAGGTGTGTCTTATGCTCAGGGTGACCCTATCTATGTCAAGGTCCGGAACGCTACTGGAGCAACACTGTCTAAAGGCACTATCGTTTACACCTCTGGATCTAACGGCAACTATGTCCAAGTAACACCTGCTCTGGCTACAAGTGATGTGACTTCTGCAAGAACTCTCGGCTGGCTATCGACAGACCTTGCAAATAATGCTGATGGTTTCGCCATGGTCGAGGGTTATCTTGAAGGTCTCAATACACACGGTTTGACTGCTGGTTCACAGCTCTATTTATCTACAACTACTGCTGGAGCATTCACTGCAACTAAACCAACGGCACCTAATCACCTGGTCTATGTTGGTGTTGTCGCTAAGGTCTCTACTGCTGATGGCCATGTTTACGTCAAGGTTCAAAACGGTTATGAGCTAGATGAGATACATGATGTTGCTATAAGTTCTCTGGCTAATGGCGACTTACTGCAATACGAATCCTCAACAGATTTATGGAAAAACAAGGCACAGTCCACACTTACCTTGGCTCAGTCACAGATCACAAGTTTAGTTTCAGACCTTGCAGGTACAGCCAAATTAGCATCTGCTAACGCTTTTACTGTCGGTGGGCACACGATAACAAACGCTGCAACAGCAGTAATACCTTTGACAATTATTGGAGCATCAGGACAATCAGCAAATCTTCAGGAATGGCAAAACAGCGGTGGAACAGTTTTAAGTCGCATCACGTCATTAGGTAGTTTTGCAGTTCCCGCTAGTGGTTCTTTTATTTCTGGCACAACAGGTCATGCCAACATTATTACTAATGACGCTGCAACTACTCCGCTACTAGTCAAGGGTGCTGCGAGTCAATCGGCTAACCTGTTTGAAGTTCAAAGAGCTGATGCTGGTGTTGCGTTTAGAGTGCGTAACAATGGAAACTTTGGATCTGGTGGTTTACTTACTGGAACAAATGCTTACATTAACAACGACATTATTGGTAACACAATAGGTTTGATTATTCGTGGTGCTGCATCTCAGACTGCTAACTTGCAGGAATGGCAAAACTCGGCAGGAACAATTCTGGCAAGAATGACCTCAGCAGGTGTCCTAAGAGCAAGCCAACTTTTGAGCCTAAACGCATTAGCGTCAATGGGTGAGTTCAACAATGGTGCAATCTTTGAGTTTGTTAGAGCAACTGGTGCAAGTTATTCACCTGGAGCAAACCGAGCAACGCTATATTTCCGTGATGGCACTACTGCTGGAACTCTTAAACTTGTTGTCCGTGCAGGTGCAGCAGGTGCTGAAACAACTATCTTTGATAACATCCCACAGTAAGATTATTAGTAACTAACAAAGGAAAATAAATGACTTTTAACGTTTCTCCTGAGCACAAGGCTCAACTGCTAACTGAGCGTATTACTGCTCTAAACCTTGAGGGCTACCAGAATGAACTAAACCTAAAGTCTGCTGAGGCTCTAGGCAATCAAGAAGTTATAGATCAGGCGACAGCCAACATCGCTGTAATCGAATCTGCTATCCAGGTACATGAGGCTGAGTTAGCCAACATCTAATGACAACCCTCATCCATCCGTTATCACCTGCGCATCTAAACGACTTGTTTGGAACACACAGTGAACAGCGTAAGGCTATGGGTCTTGGACCTCATAGGGGTATCGACTATACAGTTCCTAGGGGAACACCTCTAAAGGCTGTTGGGCGTGGAACTATTGTTCGTGTCTATGAATCTAAGATTCTCGGTCATGTTATCGAACTCAGGACTTATGTCACAGCTGAACAAATCCGAATCTTTGCTTACTGTCACCTCGACAAAGCAGAAGTCAAAGTAGGGCAACAGGTCAAGCAAGGAGACATCATCGGGCATTCCGGTAACACTGGAGCATCCTCTGGACCTCACCTACATTTCATGTGTGGCAAATCAGAAAACCTCGCAACTATGCCAGTAGAGGACCCTCTACAATGGCTACCAAAATTAGGAAAGAAATAAATGAAAGACATCGCACTCTCTTACCTCCGTTCACTATTGGCGACAACCCTTACAGCCGTTTTTGCTATCGGTAAATTGCCTACATCATTTGATTCGGGTGATTGGACTATCGTGGCTAACACTGTTTGGATCTCATTTGTGCCAGTAATCATTCGTCTGCTAAACCCTAAAGACACACTAGGAAACGCTCCAAAGTCTGAATAGTTCACTATGCTAAAAGCATGACTATTGACCACCAAATAGAGAAGCTTGGCCATGGCAAATTATTGGGCTACTTCGCACACGATTCAGATGAATGGCATGAGGCTCGTAAGGGTGTTGCTGGTTCATTAGTTGGGTCTCTTATGGGACACAATCCTTGGCGTTCAGCCTATACAGCGTACTTCGAATACCTGGGGGAATTGCCTCGGGAATCTAACGGTCCATCTATGGCTATGAAACTTGGCACAGTTTTTGAGCAGCCTATCCAAGACCTTTGGGTCTCTGAGAATAGTGAATGGCTTACAGCTCATAACACTGGCACATGGGCATCAATAAAGAATCCTCAATTCAAAGCCAACCCTGATGCGATTATCGAATGGGCTGATGGATCACTGGGCATTCTTGAAATCAAGTTCTCACGTAACCCGATGAATGAACTGCCACCTCACTACTACGACCAAGTCATGTGGTACATGCATGTTCTAGGACTTCGTAAAGGAATCTTGGTCGCTGTTGCTAACGGTGAACTTGTCGAGCATGAGATTGAATACGATTTTGATTACGCTATGGAACTTGAGGCTATGGCTAACGAGTTTTTGAATCGTATTGAAACCAGAATCGCACCTGACTGGGATGGGTCTCAATCAACTTATGAAACTGTAAGAATCTTGAGTGAATCTATACATGATGGCGACATCGAATTGGGTGAACTTTACCCTGCGCTGATTAGAGCAAAAGAAATGGCTGAGGAAACTGAGCAACAGTTCACACTTCTCAAATCTAAAGTTTTACATCTTATGGATGGAATAAAGGTTGGAACTTATCAAGGCGATAAGGTTCTATCGTTACAAGCCAGAGGGTCTGGTGCACCGTTTATTGTTTTCAAGAGAGGATAACAATGGGTTTCATGGATGATTATGTAGATGTAGCTGAGAGGCTGCGCAAGTTCAAAGAGGTTTATCCAAATGGGTCTTTACAACAAGTTTCCCTACAATTTATTGACTTTGCTGGTAAGTCTTGGGTTGTCTATACTGCTGCTGCTTACAGGACTGCTGATGATCTTACTCCTGGGCATGGCACAGCTTGGGAACCGGTACCTGGTACTTCCAGTTTTAAACGCGATTCGGAAGTTATGAACGCTGAAACCTCAGCATGGGGTAGAGCAATCGTTGCTGTTCTGGCATCAGATACTAAGCGTATTGCCTCTAAGAATGAGATACCACCAAAACAGGCTCCACAGCCTACTGAGGACTTTATCGGTTTGGCTCACCTAGAGTTCGAGAAAGGCGACATAGAGGCTCTACGAGGCGTTTACAAGCGTGCTAAGGCTACTAGAGGGGTTACACCTGACTTGTTGAAACAAATCGAGGACTTGGCTAAGGGTCTAAAGAAGTGAGATGTCCCCGACAGGTGAGAGGAACCTATCAGGGACTACACTCAATGGAGTGCAACGGCAGAACCACCTCTGCCATTAGAATCCTTACAGCACAATCGAGAGAGGTCAATTATGTCGGCAAGTAGTGTCGCATCTGTTTTACATCATTCACATCATTCAGGCACGCCTAAGTTAGTTCTCTTGGGTATTGCCTGGCACATGTCTGAAACTTGGGATGAGGGTGCATGGCCATCTATCTCCAGACTTGCTCTTTATGCAGGTGTTTCGGAGAGACAAGTAATTAGAGCTTTAGCAGTCCTAGAGGAATCTGGGGAACTGTTAGTAGATCGTCATAGTGGTAAGAGCTATGGTGGAAATAAAACGAATCGTTACTGGGTGGAAGTTCCATGTCCAGAGGATTGTGCAGCCGACATTTGGCATCGCAGATTTGACGATTATGTCCCTAAGTTCGAGGTTGTGGATAACTTCGACACACGTGACATCCAAGGTATCAAACGGTGACATCTAAGGTAACAGACGGTGACATCTACGACACAATACGGTGACACTAATGTCACTTAATAAACAATATAAAAAACAACATAAAAACAAAAGAAATTATTAAGAGAGAGGCTGTGGATAACATGGCAAAAGTTCAAGTTCAAATCGTGGTTTCAAAGGTCGCTGAGAATGGCGATTACAAGGGTCGCGTTGTATCAGGTTGGGAAACATTCGTAATCACAGTCAAAGGCGAGCAGGTAACAAAGAAACGTCAATGGACCATGTGGTTGGATGCAGCTAGTTCAATCGTCAAAGATGATGTTGTTACCTTTACAGGTGATCTAGGCACTAAGGCTGGGTCATTTGAAAAAGACGGAACCACATACCAGGTAGTCGAGCATTCACTGAACAATGTTTCATTTACCGTAAACCAGCATGCAGTTCCACTAACCAACGCTCAAGCTAATGATGGCTGGAACACTGCACCGGCAGAACCTCAAAACCCTCCGTTCTAGATCATGCGTATTCGTGTCTATGGTGACCCTGCACCTCAAGGGTCTAAAACTGCAAGAGTAGTCAATGGGCACGTTGTCATGTGGGAATCATCTAAGAAGTTACCTGGATGGCGTGAAAGTGTTGTGATGGCTGCAAAAGTTTCGTTTATGGAAAATAACAATCAGACGATGCTTGGACCAGTCTCACTTCACTGCACATTCCACATGCCTAGACCTAAATCTGTTAGCCGTAAATACCCGAACACAATGCCCGACTTAGACAAGCTCCTCCGAGGTATCGGGGATGCATTACAAATCTCTGGCGTTATCTCTAATGACGGTCAAATCGTTTCGATAGAGGCTCATAAGGTTTACAGCGAAGTTCCTGCTGACAATGGCGTAGAGATTTACATAACCAAAAAACTATGATCCGTGAAGTGTGTAGCTGTGGAGCAGAGTTTGAAACAGATGACCGAGATGCAATCCAGTTAGTAAAATCTTGGCGTAGAACACATAAACACTCAAATAAGCCTTCAAATGCCCCTACAAGCGATGCAACTATAACATCTGATACACAGGTCAGTTTAGGGTTTAGTGCCCTCTACGAGCCACCAGAGCCCGATTACGATGATGGTAACAATTAGATAAACAATCGTCTCGACACGATAGAAATAACGCGCGCAATCATTTAGGCTCTAAATGCCAGACCACCTGGTAGTCAAAAGAGAGGACATCAAATGACTAAATACCTAGTAACAGCAATGAGTGTTTTAGGACTGCTCTATGTTCTAGAACTACAACAAACAAATCCACCAGTAGGAAACCTGCTAACAGGCATTCTTGTAATTCTCTGGTTAGGCGCAGCAATCCAGTTGGCTTGGAGGAACAGATGAGTTACGCAAGAAACACTGATCCAATAACATCACACCTCGCAGCTGCAAGCATCTCAACACAAACCAGCGTAAACGTCAGAACAGTAATTCTAAAACTGTTAGAACTATCTGCCATGACCGACCCTGAACTATGTGATGCCTACCGTAACCTCATGTACATCAACCAGGCACCAAAAGCCAGCGACCAACACATTAGAACCTCACGCAAGCAACTACACGATTTAGGTTTAGTTCATGTCGTAGGAACCACAGCAACAGCATCCGGTCGTCTAGCAAGAATCTGGAGAAAAGCATGAGCCTAGAAGTAAAAGCAATTTACGAATTACCCACAGGGCAAAAAGCCATGTCTACTGCCTATTTGCCAGAAATCTTGACAGACGACCAAATCATAGAAATATTAAAAAACTCACAGCCACTATGGACACTAATTGGACTAAGCAAGTTTCCAGATGGAGTCAATGAAAAAGTTATCCTAAGGAAAAAAGCATGAGCCACCAAATGAGCAAAGAGCACCAAAAGCAAGTCGCTGAAAAGGCTGCAATCATAGCCAACACAGCGTTCCTACTAGGTCGCAAAGCTGAGAGACAACACATCATCGACCTAATGATGAACCAACCAGTATCAGCCGAATTACATAAAGTCATTGAACTGTTGAGAGAGGAAACAAATGCCGGATCTAACTAAAAAGGAATCTGCCTACTTCATAACCACAGCAATAATTGCTTTGTCCGTGCTACTTGGTACACTGTGGCTCTGGGCTAACCAACAACCATCATGCTGGGACCTATACGCTAATGAGGCTCAAGCAATTGAGGCATGCGAATCGTGACAACTGTTGGAGAGAACGGTGTTGAAATGACCACCTGCAAATGTAGAGAGAACACCAAGAATCTAGTTATGACTAGAACATTCTTTAGTGAACGCTTAGAGGCAAACATCCTGCATGGTCGCAAAGAGGCAACAAAAGAAATCCTAGAACTGCTAGAAGTTCATCGAGCTCTATGGTTTAGCCAGTCACTAGCAATTGGGTCAGGAGCATTCTGGTCCAACAAAGCAGCAACCACACAGACACTAATCAACGAGATAAGGAAACGACATGTCTGATCTAAAACACCTGGTACACACCGGAATCAAAATCACCATCGCCAGTATTACTGACGTGCTTAGGGACTACAAAATGGAAACAGTCGAGAACCCTTACGAGGATGGCTACAACCGAGGTATTGACGAGGCAATCAAAGCAGTCCAACTATTCCAAAAGAAACTAGAGGAGCAGGAGGCAAAACTCGATGACTGACTTCATCCCTACAAAGGATTCGGTAATTGCTCGTAAGGCTGCAATCTCTAATGAGTTCGACAGACTCATGAAAGAGCTAATCAACAGGCGTGTACTTCGTAAGAGCATTCTTGGTGGAGGATTCTATGTGATCTATACAGAGGATGGACCTATGGACATTACTCTAAAGCGTTTAGCACCATGCCTAAAGTTCTATCCAGGTACTTGCCTATGTCAGGAATGCTCTGATGCTGAATAACAAAGACATCTACGTAAACAAAATCTGGTGTCAATGTGGCAAGCAATACTACGTCAGTGAAACTGCACCAACCAACATGGCTGAGGCGATTCTGTACTCACAGGGTTACAACCATGGACTTAGAGCGACATTCGACAAAGTAATGCAGCTGATGTATGAATGGGAATTAGATCTAGAACAAAGGTCACTGATAGAGAGCAACATGAAAGACCTAGTCAATCTAGACATGCCAACAACATCACCTGAGTGTAGATGCCCTGAGGAGGAAACTAATGGCTGATACTTGGAAATGTCGCAACTGCGAGACAACGCTTAGATGTTCATGTAATTCAATGGAATGCTCATTCGACTACGACATCAAACACCATGTCAGGCAAGACTTATACAAAGCCCTCGAGCTTGCTCTAGATTGGTACCCTGCGCATGATGTAGTGCTACTTACTGAGAAGTATATAACTACCAACAAAGAACCATGCTGTGATGCATGCGCTAAGAACAATGGCTGACTGGCATGCAAGTAAGGAATGGATAAAGGCTAGAGCCTATGCCAAAACCATCCTTGAACCAATATGTGCTAGATGTGGTAAAGACCTAGAGGGTAACGACTGGACAATCGACCACATGATCGCAAGCGACCCACCGAACCATGACATCAGCAACCTACAATCTATGTGTAGACGCTGTAATGGATTCAAACAAGATAAAGTTCTCGAACGGATCACATGGTCCAATGAGAGATGGCAATAGCAATCGAATAGATGAGCCATCAGAATAGCCCTATCATCGCCTGTCCTCGGTGGTAGGGTTTTTTCTATGGGTGCTGTTTCATTGACTCCATCTGGAAACTTGCTTAGTCCAATTAGTGTCCATAGTGGCTGTGAGTTTTTTAATATTTCTATGATTTGGTCGTCTGTCAAGATTTCTGGCAAATAGGCAGTAGAC